CCGGTGCGCCGGCGTGAATGCCGAGCCTAGCGTGCTGACCACCGCTGATGTCGCCGAGGCTTATGGCAAACACGCATCAATGACGGTGCTACCGAGTGGGCCGATGAAGGAGGAGAGGATGGTGCGTCGGTTCGTGAATTTTACCGGACCGGATGTATATACCGTGCACCACCAGAGCCAAAGTAATATGGCTCGGGCGTTGCTGGAGCGCGTTTTCTTTGTGAAGCGGGATGGACGATTACAACCCCCGCCGCGACCAGCGAGTGGTGCATTTGTGGATTGCGTGCGCTTTCGTCAAAAGGTGTTGGCGCACATGCCTGACGTCAAGTCGTGGACCTCCCAACAAGTTGTGGACGACTACGATGGCGCCAAGCGTGTGCGTTACGCTAATGCTAGAGAGTACGTGTTGTTGCATGGTTTTGCAGAATGGATGGCTTCGGTGTCGACATTCATTAAGGCAGAAAAATCGCTTATGATGCAAGCTAAGCGAGAGTGCAACTTCCCGTGTGATTCTGAGCCCGTTGACAAGTGTCCTCGTGTCATACAGCCACGCGATCCCAGGTTTAATTTATTGCTTGCGAAGTATATTAAACCCGTCGAAAAGCTCTTATACCGTTCAGTAGCGAAGGTGTATGGGCAGCCGACCATCTCCAAAGGTCTTAATGCAGATAAGTTGGGACGGTTGTTAGCCGCCAAATGGAATGAACGCTGTGATCCCGTTGCTATTGGCTTGGATGCCAGTAGGTTCGACCAGCACTGTAGTATACAGGCGCTGGAGTACGAGCACGAGTTCTACAAGCGGTTATTCCCACAATCCCGTGAGTTGCGTCGCCTATTGAGGCTCCAGTTGAATAACACTGGATATGCCAGAGTTGACGGCGCATGTTTCAAGTATAAAACCCAAGGTTGTCGCATGAGTGGTGACATGAATACTGCCCTGGGCAATTGCTTGATCATGTGCGGGCTCATTTACACGTATATGAGCAGCTTGGGATTTGGCGTGAATGATTACAGCCTAATCAACAACGGTGATGATTGCGTTCTGTTCATTGAGCGCGAAACCCTCGCGCGTGTGTCGGAAAATCTACACGCGTGGTTTCTGCACCATGGTTACAACATGGAAGTTGAGGACCCTGTGTTTGTGCTCGAGCAAGTTGTGTTTTGTCAGACCCAGCCAGTATGGGCTGGCACGGGATATCGTGCAGTTAGGCAACTCACCTGCTTAAGTAAGGACTTAGTAACACTGAAGCCAATACCCACCCAGGAGCAGTGGGATTACTACCGGCTTGCAGTATCCGATTGCGGTCTAGCGCTAACGGGAGCCGTTCCCATCTACCAGGAGTTTTATAGGTATTTGGGTAGAGGCTCGAGCGCTAAGGTGAAGAAACATCGACCAACCAGCGGATTTGAGTACCTTGCTCGAGGCATGATAACGGCAAAGGATGAGCCTAGCTCGCGCACCAGAGTGTCATTCTGGCGCGCGTTTGGGGTTAGTCCCGATCAGCAAATCGCTGTGGAGAAGTGGCTCTGCAGCTTAACACCACGGTTTACTGATGCCCAGCTTGATATACAACTCACTAATCCACCGGAGTTGTATTTATAGCTAAAAATGGTCAAACGAGCTAATCGACGGAAGAAAAACAAAACAAAAATTAGAAAAACAAAGAAAACGAGACAGCGGAGAAGCAACCGACGAAATCAAGTGCCTGCTGCAGCAACTGCCGCAGGTGAAGGATTTTTGAAGGCGGCTTTTGCTGCACCCGATTTTGAGAATGTGCAATTTGATGGCATTCCTGATGCGTATACTGGCGATACGTTGACACGTATGGACGGACACACAGTGGAGTTGGATTTAACATCCACCACCGATGATGTTTTTGTTGTTGTAGCACCAACACCTGGTGTAGCTTTCTGGTTCTGTAATGTACCCAGAGGAACATATCCCACCGCTACAACGGTGTGGCATTATGATGCTGTTCCTGGGTACTTTGGATCCGGGGGGCTGGCAGCAACAATACCTGTCGGCGGTGATCCCGTGTGGACGGACGCGCTGGTGACTGCATTTCGGTATGCCGGACTGGCAGCTGAGGTTAGATGCACGAGCAGTGTACAGACAACATCCGGTGCCATTTCAGTTTGGCATGCACCATTAACATTTCAGGCCTGTGAGACGGCCACTGGTGATATGACTTACATGATTGGCGGACTGGAAGCCACCGGGACCTTGCCATCCGTGAATTACACGGCTAGGTTTCTTGATGGCGCTTATGCTGTGGCGGGAACAACTACTGATGGATTTCCATTCAAGCCAGTGGTTGCTGGGTTACCATCGTGCCCACCGCCCCCGTATACAGGCGCTACCCTGGCCAACGTATCTTATGGAGAATTGGCGGGACCCGTGTGTGGTGTTGGCGATGTGCACAGTGTCGTGTTTAAGGTGCCGGGTAGTACAACCAGCAGCACCAATGCTGGATATTTGAAGGTGTGGCATGTGTTGGAGTATTTACCAAATCCAACGGGCGGGCTAGCTTACTATGCAACCCCATCACCAATGCCTGATTGCATTGCCATCGAGCAATATGCGCGAATCGTTCATAATCTGCCTATAGCTGTGCGAGCTAAGGACAATGCAGACTTTTGGCGAACCGTGCTAAGCATAGTGCGTGATGCGGGGGCTGCCATGGCGTTTATACCTGGACCATGGGGCCTTATTGCTGGTAGTTCTAGTGTAGCTGCAGGCGCTGCTCTATCCATCATGGGCAAGTAGAGATAGTAGTTGGTGGTGTCGGACAGAGGGCATCTGAGATTGACCACTCAGATTTATTAACTTATGGCTTCGGGCTGCCTGATTTTGAATGACACCGCTGTGGATTCTGCTGTAAACCACCGAAGATGGTGGTATCTACATATTCATGTTTTCGTGAGCAACTTCTCCTACATGTTACATGTAGCGCGAGCGCCCGCTTCTGATTTGCTGCATAATGCGGCATGGAAGTTGCGGGAACTGCTTGCGCTTGAGGATGTACCATTTCCAGAGTCAAAATCGATCTTGCAATCGTGGGGGACTTCTGAGGAGGACGAACATTGACGTCACAAACTAAACTTGC